AATCGGAAGGGCGTCTGTCCCACCGTTACCCACCAACATTCTGCTCGTCGACTTTATGCTCTGGTTCGTTACCGAGGGCATTATGAGAATACCAACGGCGCCCGACCCCCCCGAGGAGATCGACCCTTCCAAGAAGGAAACGAAGCTCGCGAATTTCGTTGCACCGCCATCTCCGATCAATACAACGATCGAAGAGTTAGCGTCGCTCGCTCGCAATTGTGTCCCATAGAACGCCACGGCAAAAGCATAACCGATCTCGAGAACTCGGCGCATCGGTGTTGTTTCAGCGCCGGCTAGATCCGCTGGATACGAGGAGGCTCCCTGTACAATGTCATGTATGTGGCCGCCATGGACCGAAAGCGGGCCGAATGCAGGACCGGACTTGTTGCTGTCGACCCGCATCAAGCACATGTTTGCGCAGTCCCGTATCACCGGCGTGTAGATATGGTTGCCGTTCGATCGGTCCGCATTGTCCTGAACGCTGTCGACGATCTCCAACGCCGCCTCATCTTGATAGACCTTTTTCCAGTATCTGTTGCCGGAGATCGAGCTGTTGGTGTTGTAAGTAAAGGGATTCTTCCCGGTCCCAGAGATAACGCACTCGTAGTCCTCGAATGGGATTGGTTGCCAACTGGCAAAATCGCTCCCAGGCGCTTGGTTGGTCGACGCTTTTCGAGATATATACCGCCCGCCACCATACTCGACGATGTCTCCTTGGGGGTATGCTGTAGCGCTGTCCCAGGCAGCGTTCACAGCTCTGACGCGATCTCCAACGGCATATGTGGTACCCGCCAGCCATTGGGCGGGATTGGAAAAGCGCTGCCGTGCCTTGGCTTCGATTATCGTTGGAGAGTAGATCGTACTCTCTCGCATTCGGTCGATATAAATTGCGTTTCCGAACGCCCTTTCAACTCGAGCGCTGTCAAGCGTTTGATGATCGAGCTTATATTGGTAAAGCCCCCGTGTCTTATAGGCGCAGTCCAAGTTGAGCATATCTACGAGGATAGGGGCACAGTACCATGTGCTCTCTGAGCGGTCGGCTGAAGTGTCATTCGACCACATATAGGGATCGGTGAACGAGGCCGAGGCCTTCAATTTTCCGAAACAAGCGATGCGAACATAACCGATGTTCACGCTTACCATATGACCGATGACGAACGGCATTCCCAAATCGGGAATGATCAGCACACTGCCATGCGACAGCTTAGAGATTGCCTTTGTGAACGCCAAGTCGTTGGCCACCGCGTGTGCGTCATCGTCGCCCGGCACCGCTCCGCAGTCCATAATGCTAACCACATCAGAGAAGCGGTCTTTCAGGCTACGTCCCGTATAGCGATTGGTAGCGATAGCCGGGAGCTCAGCCAAAGCCTGCCCGATGATGTCTTCACCAGTTTCTGCGATTTTCTCGATGAGTTTGTCCCAGGTCTCATCGAGACGTAGCTTGAAAACCAGCGATCCGCTTTGCTTACGATAGCGGGTTCGCCCCCCGCCGGAAGTCTCGTCAATGAGGACTTCAACGACCTCCTGGTCGGCGATCGTGGAGATGGCCGCCGTTGCCGCAGCTTTCGTATCGAAGATGCGCGCCTGACCGCCGGCTTCAGCAGACGCGATGACGGTGGCGAGGGTAGTAGCCGCCGCGCCTGCGTATGTAGCGGCGTCTGTAGCCGACTGGCCTGCATTGCCAGCGGCAATTTGCGCAACCGCTCTTGCCGTTAGCGCATCCGATTTGGCCTGAGTTGTCGCCGCCAGACGCTCCTGCATGACAGCATCATAGCTGGCATCGCTGACCAAGTGGATCGTCGTATCCTGGACCATGCCAATCAGCTTCATGCCAGCGGTCAGGCTACCCTCAGGAACATCCCCGCCGGACGCTGTTTTGATCGTTCGGCTGGTTTCCCCGCCATCGAACGAAGCCGTCACCGGGCTAGCAGTATTGTCGCCCACCACCGGAATGATCACTGCCACTCCGCTGTAAAGCGGCAGCCTGGTGGTCAGGCGCCGCGCGTTGACGGCGTCACCATCGTCCACCTCAGCCGGAATAATGCTATAGGGCAGCGGCAGTGCCTTCGCCCAAAGCCCGTCTACCACGTCATAGATGCCGATTTTCTCAGGATCGGGGTCGGCCCATACCCACGGTGTCACCTGCGCAGTTGTGGCCGGAAGGTCAGCCTCTGTGCGATATAGACTGCCGATCATCGTGGCGAGACGCATCGGTTCGCTCGACACCAGCTGCAGGGCCAGGTCCTGCACCGTCTGTCGAGAGGTTCCGGCCGGACTGTTGACCAGCAGGCTTTCCGAGGTGGTGGCACGGGGAAGGTTCGGAGAGGGAACGCCGGTATCCATGATGTCACCTGATGCTCACGTTGAAGGGACCGGACGTCGGGCCAGCCAGGCCGTCCGAGTTGAAGGGTTCGAGCCAGAAGTGATGGGTGCCGATTTCAAGGCAGGTAGCCGTTTCGACAAACACGACCACGTCGTCGATCGAGCCGTCGAAATCCGCATCCGCCATGAGGGCAAAGGTGTCGTTGCCGGACAAGGCGACCAGACGATCCGAGAACAGCCCGTTGGCGCTGCGGGCAGCGCCCGGCACGGACGTGCCGCCCTGGAGCATGGGCTGCACGCTGCCGGCCGTCCGGCCGCTGACGGTGAACTGCACGCGGTAGGTCTTGCCGGCCACCATGGCCAGAGCTTGGGCGATGTCGCCGGCATCGCCCGGCGTATGGGTGGCGACGCCGGCGGCGACGTCCCAGTCGGCGCCGTAGGTCCAGGCGGCGCCGCTCGCAAAGCTGCCGCCCGCAATCATGGTCTCCCGCGTGCTGTCACCGATCGGCTGAGAGTAGCTCTGCGAGGGCGTCGTGCCGATCGTGGCGACGAGGTCAGTGTCGCGATCGAGCGTCGATGACGTCGACCGGTAGATCCGGACGGAAACGGTGTTGATATCGCCGGTCGAAGAAAACATGACGACGGCGCCGCCGAGCAGTGGGGCGATCGAGATCATCACGTCGTCGAGGTCGGTCGGCGCCGGCTTGTCGCTGCCGCCCACCGTGATCATCACCACAGTGGTGTTGGGGCCGGCGACGCCGGCGGGCGAAACGGCGTAAGCTCGCAACTGCACGGGGTCGCCGGTAGCGTAGACGTCGAGATCGACGCCACCATCGACAGCCGGGAACGAAACGATGGTCCACGTCGTCGCCCCGTTCAGCCGATGCTCCAGCTTGAAGGTCTGGCTTTCGATTGCGCCGGAGCCCGGCGAGACGAGAACGCTGATCCGGCCGGCAACGCCGGTACCGGACACGCCCGTCTTGATCGACGAGATCTTCGGCGCCGGCGGCTGGCCGATGTTGTCGCCCACCTCGGAGCCGGCGCGGCCCGACCAGGCGGGTGGAACCTCTTCGTCGGTCAGCTCGTCGATGATCGGCGCGGCGGCCTGGGCGCGCAGCGCGCTCGACATCTCCTCGCCCGCTTCGACGCGAGTGATGATCAGCGGAAGAGACTCGGTGAGCAGCTCGCCGAAGTGGACGATATCGCCCTCGATGGGCAGATCCCCCGCGCCCTCCAGCAGCACCGACCGCTGCTCGCCGACAATGGTCAGCACCGGCCGCAGCACGCTGATGCCGATCGTGTCGTCCTCGTCGGCGAACACGCGGAACCGGATGCCGTAGTTTCGCCCGTCGACCATGGTGACGACGTCATCGAGCACGACCAGGCGATCGCCCGAGACGGCCACCACCCTTGCGGCGACTTGCGTGCGCTCGAGCACGTCGTAGGACGCGGCAACCAGGTCGCCGCGCGTGGCGACGCGTGCCGGTCCATCCTGCATGCAGGTGAAGGTGTCCGGCCGATAGAGCGCCTCGTACATACGACGACGGGACTCGACCCAGATCTCGTCGGGGTCGGTCTTGCCGGGCAGTTCCAGCTGCTCGGAGAGCGTGATGGGGCCAGAATGACCGGGCCACGGCACCAGCCGTTCCGCCTGCTTGTAGTCGTTGGTCGCGTCCTGGAACTTCACCCTGAAGCCGTGCGGCGGCTTGAAATAGGTACGAGACCATCTGAAGTCCCAGCTGTTGCGAGGGTTGATGTGATCGATCACCAGCGTCTGCGGCCGGTCGATCACGACCGACCAGCGCTTGCCGTCGTGGCGGGGTGAGGCGCGCCCGGCAACGGCGATCTCCGCCAGGCGCTCGCGCAGCGTCAGATCATCGTCGTGCGACGCGTCGTACTTGAGGCCCTTGGTGGCACAGAACGTGTGCCAGTCGGCCAGCGTGTCGAGGTCGATCTCCACGTCGGTCACTGGGCGCGGGTTGCTCGGCGATTGGAGCGTGTAACGGTAGATCGAAGCCGGGTTTTGCGTCTCCCGCGCCACCCAAGTCTCGGTCTCGGCGTCCCAGTCAAGGCAGCGGCGGGAGATCAGGGCGTTGAAGTTGTCGAGGCTGCCGTTGAGCTGGTAGGTGGCCTTAACGCGCAGCGCCACCAGCGCCAGCGGCCAGGGGAACGCCAGCGGGTACTCAGGCCGCTGTGTCTGAATGGCCAGCCAGCTCGAGCGCGCTTGCGTCCGCGTCGAGGTCTGCTCGTTGGTGAGGCGCGTCAGCTCGATCTCGTAGCGGCCGCGCGCGCCAAACTCCCAGCTGTACTGGCGATAGATGCCTTCGAGCTTGGCGGCGGAAAGGTTCAGCGTCACCACCTCGGCCCAGTCGGTGGTGGTGGTTGCGGTGAGCCGCCGGCGCTGGCGGATGCGGACGCTCACCGTCATCGACCGCGTGTTGCCGTTGTCGTCCACGGTGCCGAGGCCGCCCGGAAAGCCGATGATCACGCTGCAGCCCGAGGCGTCGGCGCCGGTGGTGCGCACGACGGGCGTCTCGATCGAGGCGCCGGAAATCACGTTGCCGGCGTCGTCGCGCGGCAGCGGGCGTACCAGCTCGGCGCCCACCGACTCCTCCACCACCTGGCGCGGATAGAGTGTCAGCGGCTGGTCGGTGGCAAGCCCCTCGCGGGTCTCTATTTCGACCTCGTCATACTCCTCGATCGCCGTCTCGCCGATCCTGAGGGCATCGATGGTGAGGCCATAGTCGCCGCCGTAGCCCACGCAGAACACGGCGCGGATGTACTGCACGTCGCCGACGATCTCCGAGTAGGACCGGGCCGCAAAGGGCGGCGCATAGCGCAGCGTGCCGACGATCTCTGGAATGACGCCGTCAGGGTCGAAGCGGTTCTGCCAGCCGCTGATGGTGTAGGTCTCGTTGCGGGTAGTGTCGCGCGTCTTCGGCTTGGCGGGTGGGATCAAGGCGTTGATCAGCAGCGAGCCAACGACGGTGATGCCGGCGCCGATGATGCCGGCCCAGGCCGCAGCACCCAGGCCCCAGGTGCCGGCGAGCGCCGGGGCCCAGAGCTGACCGAGGGCGATCGCGGCGATCGACACCACGATCATCAGCACGGCCTTCAGGATTTGCTTGCCCGGCACGATGCGGATGACCACGCGCACCCCCGGCTTCGGCCTCACCACCGACCAGGCCTGCTGCTCGATGACGGCCATGCCCTGCGGCGTCACCAGGGTCACGCGCATGTGCTCCAGATCGCGCTCCGTCGCCTCCGGCAGCGCCAGCGCCACGATCTGGGCCACCGTCAGTCCGGCCGGCAGGTCGAGATCCACGCGGCCCGCGCCTGGATCGAACAGCGGTGCTGCGAGCACAGGAATGGTCGTGGGTGCGTTCATTCCACACCCCCTGAAACACCGTTCGAAGCGGCTTTGACGTGGCGGTAGATGCCTGTCAGGCGATGGCCCCAGGTGCCTGTCTCGAAGCGCTCGAGCTTGGCGCAGTCGTCGGCCGTCACGTGCAGCATCAGGCCGCGATCGACGTAGAGGCCGACATGAGTATCGAGATGGCCTCGGCGGAACAGCAGCACGTCGAGCGGTCTTGCGTCGAACACACGGGTCCATGCAGGGTCGGCGCGCTCGGCCGCCACCAGCGCGGCCACCTCGGCCTGCTCCTCGGGCGAGGCATAGGCGCCAGCATAGTCCGGCAGCGTGATGCCGAGCTGCTCGGCGTAGATCAGCACGACTAGGCCCCAGCAGTTGCAGCCCGCATGGCTGGCGCCGAAGCGGTCGAACGGGGTGCCGACGTAGGCGTTGGTCCAGCTCTTGACGATCATGCGAACAGCCCCGGAAAGAAATCCTTGGTCATGCGGTGGCCGGGCGAGCGTTCCTCCTCGATGTCAGCGCGGCTGATTTCGAGGCGCACCTCGGCGGCGTCGCCGTCGGCCGTCTTCATCTCCAGGCCGGTCCATTCGGCTTCGATCAGCGACGGCGAGCTGGCCAGCACGACGGCCACGGCCATGGTCGCCGGCGTCGTGAAACTGCGGAGAAGTTTGGCGATGTCGTTGTCGACGTTTTCGAGGATCAGCGTCGCCGAGGTCGGCGCGTCGTCGAGGTCGCTTGGCACCAGCGTCGAGGCCAGAACGAACAGATAGGGCTCGGTGGCGTCCATCCAGGTCGACCGCGTGCCATACATCAGTGGCTCATCGGAGAGACGCTCGGTGTTGTCGGTGGACAGCAGCACCGGTTCGTCAAGATCCGGATGGGTGATGTGGACTAGGACGACGTAGACCTGGTCGGACGACACGGCGTCCTGCATCAGCCGGGCGTTGAGCGAGACGCGCCTCATGGCATCACCAGCACGCTGAAGGCCATTCGGAACTCGACGCCCTGGATCGTCTCCTTCGGAAGATCGTCGGCGAACAGGCAGAGCCACTGCGCCGACATGAGGATCGGCTCCCCGCTTTCGGTCAGCATCGGATTGCCGGCGCCGTCGAGCAGCGCCCAGCCATCGGTCGTCGGGTCGGGCATGTAGAACGGCGTCCCGCCGAAAGCCGTCGTCTCCTCATAGAACTGATCGAACACTGCCTTGCCGGCGCGGCTGACGACGATCGACAGGGAAACCGACTTTGCGACCGACGAGAAACGGCGGCGATAGCCGGGAGGGCCGGACTCCGTCTGCCGCTTGATGCGTGCCTCGAGCGGCGAGCGCGACCAGCTGTCGCGCTCCGGCTTTGGCAGGCTGGCCGGCCAGGTGGGAACGGTCATCGCGGTATCCCCCGCGACCGTACGCCATACTTCTGGCGCATCGCCCTGTCAGCGCCGCCGCCCGGCGTCGCAACCGCGTCGCCCACCGCGTCACTGATGACGAACTTCTCCTGGCGCCGACCGCGACTGTCGCGCGTCGTCTCGTGCTCCACCCTGGCGCCGGAGTAGTTGTTGATCTGGACGCTCGTCCCCGAATCCTGTCCGCCCTGGCCCGCCCACGAAGCGCGCACGCCCAGCCGGCCCGCCGCGTCACGCGTCAGCGGAAAAATCCCCTCCTTCTCGCCAGCCTCCCCCATGACGCCTGCGCCCTTGGCAAAGGCGAACACGGTGGGCGTCGAAACCACTTGGTTGGCATAGCTGTGCAGGCCTCGCCCTGGTGGGATGCCGCCATAGGCATAGGGCATGAAAGCTGCCGAGTTGTCCGCACCCCAACCGCTGCCGCCGGTGAACAGCGACCCGATCCACGAGAAAAATCCGCCGCCGCCGCCCGACGAGCCGCCGGCACTGGCGATGCCGTTGAGTAGCTGTCCCAGCACCGAGCCGAGGCCCGGCACGAACTGGTCGACGATGCTGGAAACGCCCTGGTTGAGCACCGAGAACGAGGCGGAAAGCCCGCTCACCTGTTGCTCCGCCCACCCGGTGCCGTAAGGCGAGACGCCGGCCGGCATCATGGCTGCCTGTGCCGGCGTCGCCGTCAGGCTGGCCGGATAACCGGAGGCTGCCCCGATGCTCCCCGTACTGGCGCCCCTTGTGGTGCTGGCAAACGACTCGAGGCCAGTGGTCGCCGTGCCCAGGGCGGCGTTGAACTTGTCGACGTAAGCGCTGCCCGTGGTGCCAAGAATATCCGTGGCGTTGGCGCCCTGTGCCAGCGGCCGACCGGTAAACCAGGCACTGGCCGCGTCGTCGGCGTTGCCGAACTTCGACAGCAGGCCGCCAAAGATCTTGTTGAACACCGCGTCCTGGGCAGTCGATGAGCCGAGGAACTGGTTCGGCGTCATGGAATAGCCGAGCGCCTGTTGCGTCCAGGGGCCGACGTTGGAACCCATCACGCCGTATCGGCCATAGGCCCGATCGCCGCTCGCGGTCACCGGGCCCAGCGCGCCATAGCGGCCGCTGCTCTCGATCGACGCGATCGCCTCGCGGTACCGCGACAGCATGCTGGTGCCGCCCACCACGCCGAGGCCGTTGCTGTTGGCGGCGGTGAGGTTGCCGAACAGGCCGCCGGCGCCGGCACCACCGAAGGTCACGAACACCGGGTTGGCGGCCGAGGCGCCGCGCGCCGTGCCGCCGAGCAGGCTCGACGCGAGATCTCCGAACAGCCCGCCGCCGGCTTCGCCCTGGCGGCCGAGCAGCCCCTGCGTCAGCTGGTCGGTGATGATGCCGGACGCCCAGTTTGTCGCGGTCTTGCCGATGCTGTCCCAGTCGCCCTCCAACAGCGAGCCGAGCATCGAATTCGTGGCCGACCGAAGGCCGTCTATGCGGCCGATTGCGTCCTGTTGCGCCTTGGTGACCTTGTCCATTTCGCCGGCCGCGGCGCCATAGCGGGCTCCGGCCTCGGCGATCGCCCGGCTCAGTTCCGGCGTGATCTGGATGCCGGCGCGGGCATACTCGTTGTAAAGCCGCATCTGCTCGGTGAGATTTGCCGCATCCCCGGCCGATTTGCCGAACGTCGCCCGCTGCAGGGCCACGGCCCGCTCCAGCTCCGACGCCGACTGCGCGGTATCCTGCAACGGTTGGATCGCCGCCGACCTGGTCGCCGTCTGGATCTCCAGCTCGCGCGCCTTGCGCAGGTTGTCGATCGCCTCTTTCGCGCCCTCCGCCTTCTGGATCTCCAGGTCATAGCGAGCGTTGATCTGCGCGATCGTCGCCGGCAGGCCAGTCAACCCGACGCCGGCGGCTGAGCGTTGAGCCTGCTCCAGCGTGCTGCGGGATGACGCGGACTCCTGGGCGAACACGTTGGCACGCGCTGCGCGTTCGGCCTCGGCGATTTCCGCCTCGGATCGACCGCCCTGGCGCAGGGCTTCAACCCGGGCCTGGGCTGCGGCGATCGACGCCCGCTCGGCGGCCGTGCGGGCCAGGATGGCTTGGGTGCCGAGATCGTCGGATTGGCGGGTAAGATCGAGCTGCCGCTGCACTTCGGCAAGTGCCTCGGCCCGCCGGCGGTTGAGCGTCTCGACTTCGCCAAGCGTCTGAGCGGAGCCGATCGACGAGCCGTAGATGTCCTCGATCTTCTGAGCGTTGGTGCGTTGGTCCGGAATGAAATCGCCGAGCTGGCGAAATCCGTTGGAAGCCAGCGCCTGGTTGCGCACGAATTTCTGATACTCGGCCGACAGCTTCGGAAGGTCGCGAAGCGCCGTTTCGACCGTAGCGCGCAGCGTGTCCGTTTCGGCAGTCGTCTCGATGATCGAGTCGATCAACTTCTTCAGGTCGTTGTCAGCGGTGTTAGCTCCGATATCGGTGAGCTTCTTGCGCAACTCCTCCAGCGATTTGCCGCTCTCGTCGCTGGACTCGATGAAGCTTCTCAGTGGGGCTTCGATGGGAAGCGCGGCCCCAAAGGTCATCCCGCTCTGGTCAATGAACCTTGCTCTCAACGCGTTGCGTTCGCGCTCAAGCTCGGCGCTCAGATTGGTTTTTAGGTCGGTGGCATTCTGTCCGGCTTGAAAGGCCAGGATGCTCTTTTCTTCTGTTCTTAGCTTGCCCACACTGGCGGCGGCATCGCCGTAGGCATCCTTGATGCGCTTGACCAGTTCTTCATGCCGGGCGAGTGCTTCCTCGGTGCTTGGCCCTTCGCGTCGCGTGATGACATAGATCCCGGTCATGGCTAGACCGGCGGCAGCTGCGGCGGCCGTCAGGAGTGGAAACCGCGTGATCAGGCCAGTCACCGTCGACGAAATGTCGGACATGGCGCCAGACACGCCACCATCCCACATCTGCATCGTCTGGAAGATCTGCGGCCCTTGGCTGGCGGCTATTTGACCCGCCGGCGCGCCCAACATCGCCATGGTCAAAACGTCGTTGCCCTGCAACCCGAGCTGCTGCCAGCCGTAATTTCGCCGTGTTGCGCTAGCGGCCCCGTTTTGTGCCTGCGCCGTTCCCAGCCCCTTGATCGCTGCGATCGTCGACAGCGCCTGTTGCCGCTGCCGGGCCAGTGCCGCAGTCATTTCATCAGCCGACAGGGCGCCCATGGCGTGCGCCGTGCGGATCTCGGTCTGCGCCGCCTTGTACTGCTGGATGGTGGCGAATAGCGGGTTGTATTTGGCGCGCAGATTGTCGAGCGCCATGCCTTCCGAGGCGAGGATGCCTTGCCATGTCTTGGCCTGGGCAGCGCCGTCGTGCAGGCCGCCGAGGGCAGCATCCAGGCTTTGCACCTTCGGCGTCGCCTGCGTCGCCGACTCGCCGATCGACTGGATGGCCTGCCGGGTCTCGCCGGCGCCGGCCTTGGCGCGGGCGGCATCGAGATCGACGCCTATGGAGACCCGGAATTGGTTGGCCATCACTCGTCCCGTTTATTGAGCAGCGGCAGCGCCGCCCGTTCCATGTGTCTGAGATCCGCGAACGTGCCCTTGGGCGACCCGAGGTCATCCAGCACCAGCCGGCAGGCCACGTAGTCGAGGCCGATGTAGATCAGTCCGGCCATCGTCGCCGCCGTCCGCCAGCTCGTCTCGCACTCCAGCCAGGCCGCGATGGCTGGCTCGTTGGCCGGATGGATCTCGATCGTCGCTTCGTCGGCGGGCGTCGCCGTGATCGTGACGCCCATCTTCTTGAACTGGCCGGCCAGGTCGTCGTCGACGGTGGTCGGCTTGTCCCTTGGCGTCTGTCCCAGGTAGGCGGCGGCCCAGGCCTCCACCGCCTCCGTCAGTTTCCCAGGCGGGCCTTGTCCTCGGCGATCGCCTCGCCATAGGCCCGGTTGAACGCCGCGCGCACGCGGTCCATGTCGTAGAGCGCGGCGAATGTCTTCTCGTCGAAGGCAATCGGGTTGCCCTTGTCGTCGACCACGTTGCGCCAGCCGACCAGCACCCGCCGTACCGCCGCCTTGTCGTGTGCTTCCAACTCGTCGGCGACCGCCTTCAGCGTTGCTTCGTCGAGGTCGGGAGACACCCGCGCCATGATTTGGCGCCTCGCTTCCGCCGACGCCTTGGTCTCGGCGCGATCGATCAGCCGAAACTCGGCTTCGAACTCCTGTTCCTGGAGCTTGCCCGGCCGGTCCGGATCGGGCTCCAGCACCTTCACCGGCCACCAGAACGTCAGGTTGGAAACGACTTTGAACATGGTTGGAACGCCCTTCGAAACCGCCCGCAGGCGTCACTTGACGGTGATGGTGAACTCGTCGTTGCCGGTGTCCGGCAAGACCATCAGCGGCAGCGTGTTGTTGAGGATGCGCTGCGTTTCGCCGATGGTCGGCCGGCCGATTTGCACCTTGCCTGCGCCAAACTCGACAATGTTGCCGGCCGTCACGCCGTGGGCCATCGCCAGCGGGCCGGTGGTGTGCGCCAGGGCCGTCGCCAGCCAGTTCTTCGTGGCCAAGGCCACCATTTCCAGGATGACCGAACCGGTCATCTGCCGGTCGACAATCTCCACCGTCTCGGCGCCGATCAGGAAGCGCGTCTCCACCTGGTTGCCGAGGTCGAAGGTAATGCCCTCGGCGATGCGACTGGCACCGTGCAGCGAGAAGGTCGTGTTGGCCTTGTTGACCGGCACCGGCTTGATGAAGGTGGCTAGATCAACGGTCGGCAAAGCGGCGTCGGCGATGGTGCCCAGCAGGCCGGTCATGACGAAACGGAACCGAGGGATGGCGCCGGGCTTGACGTCCATCGTTACGGTGCCGCGCGCATAGACCAGTGCCTGGTTCACGCCGTCGTTGTTCATGTAGATCGTCGCCGTCTCCTGGCCGGAGCTGACGGGCGAGTAGACGACGTCGACGTCCTCAGTCACCACCTCGGCGAGACCGCAGGCCCGAAGCAGCGGGCCATAGGCGGGCGCGGTGCCGGCGGCGCCGGCGCCGGCGATCTCCACCTCGCCGGTCAGGCGGGCATAGTTGCCATCCAGGATGATGCCCTGATGGCCGAGGTAGGGCAGCACAAGGTCGCGGCTCAGATCGTTTCCGAGCAGCGGCTCCAGGCTGACGTTGGTCATCTGCATGGCATTGGCCGACCCCGTCGGGGTGGCATCGGTGCCGGCGGTGGTCTCGATCTTGGCGAGGATCGCCCTGTTTCGCCACTTCTTGGCCATGTCAGTTGCTCCTCTTGGCGGGCTTGGTGGCAGCGGCGGGTGTCACATTGACCGTGACCTTCGCCTCGGACGGAACGATGATTTCCACCTCGGTGGCGGGTTCGGTGCGGCGCGTCAGCGCGCCGGTCTTCGGGTCGCGGCTGTAGGAGCCGCCGCCGGGAATGCGGTTCATCAGGACTGTTCCTCCTGGTAGTAGGCGGTGCCGTAGGTGTCCTGCCACCAGACCGCGCCGCCCTTGGCCTGGACCAGCTCGCCGGAAACGTGCTCGAGCGGCTCGAAGGTCGTGCCGCCGAAGCCGATAAGGCGGCCGCGCTCCCAGGCGAGCATGGTTTCGAGTTCGTCGGCGGCAGGTTCTCCCAACGGTTCGGCGAGCTGCTCGAAGACAATGACCACGGCAATATCGGCGGCTGTGCGCTGCAGCACCGGGCCGTTCATGCGGTCATTCGGCTCGGAGGCCTCCCGCACCATGAACACGTAGGAGGCGGGCAGCTGCGGCGGCCTGTCCGTGAGTTGCGCCAGGGCGACAGCGCCCTCCACCAGGGCGAAGGGCGTACCGGTCACGAGGAGGCGTTGGCGGATCTCGGCGATCATGGCGCACCCTCGGTGTAGTAGTCGGCGACAATCTGGATGACCTCGTCTCGATCGGCGTCGTCGAAGCCGAGGAACGGCCTGGCCGGCACGGTCACCTTGTGCTCGCCGATCGTCACCCAGCTCTCGAAGTTGCTGCGCGAGCGCGAGCGGAACCGGTAGTCGATCCGGTCGGACTTCTTGTCGTAGAAGCGGTAGATGCGCTGGCTGCGGGCATGCTGGACGATATCGGCGCCGAACTGATGCGGCCCGGCGTAGATCACGTTGGTGCCGGCCTCGGCGCTGTCGTTGTCCGACGCCGACGTGAGCGAGCCATAGAGCCGGCCGCTCACCCGCAGCATGTGGTCATAGCCGCGTGCGCGGCCGTTCACCCGCTGGTTGGCCGTGCGGGGGCTGAGGCGGCCCCACTTGACGCCGCCGGGCCCCGTCTCGCGCTCGATGCGCCGTTGGGACGCAGTGACCAGATAGGCGCCGATCGACCCCATCAGCGGCCGGCGGTTGTCCGACCTGTTGGCGTAATCGTCGATCGCTTCCAGGACGACGGCGTCGTCGACGATGATGCTGGCGCCGGCCATCACATGTCCCTCAGGCTCTGGCGGGTGAACACCCGGCCGGAAGGATTGGCGCGGATCACGCCGCCGCCGGCGGCGGCCGGAGCGATACCCTCGGCCTCGATGACGACCAGGCCGCCCGCCACGCTCTTCAGCCAGTCGATGGCTTCCTTGTGGGCGAGATAGACCTGGCTATCCTTGTCGGCCGCCTTGCCGTGCAGGTAGTAGCGGGCGATATCGCAGGCCTTCTTGGTAAGCGCCTCCGGCACGTTGGAAAGCGGCAGCTGGTAGCGCCGGGCGACATAGCCGTTGATCGACGCCTCGGCATCCGTCAGGGCACGCGCGACCACGCTCTCGTCGATTGTCGACGCCGGCTTGTTCGTCCGGTCGGTCAGCTGCACCAGCTCGGTGCGGCCGAAGCGGTCGATCAGATCCTGGAGCGTGGCGTAGGCCATCAGAGATACTCAACCTTGAGGTTGGGCTCGTCGTCGAGCTGATCGAGCTGCTCGGCGGTGAAGGCATAGAAGGAATGGTCGGTGGGTGTCTTGCTGTGCCGCATGCCCGCCCGACGGAAACCCTCGATCCTGGACGTGATCCGGATCGTCCTGGTTCCGAATTCGTCGAACGCCTCGGAGACCCGCTTGCGCGCCGCCTCGGCTCCGGTCGCCTGGTTCGTTGCGTCGGTCGCCGGCAGGTCGCCCGTCACGACCTGGCCGACGGCCTCGCCGGTTCCCGTCGCCTGCGCGGCGGCGATCGAAGCCTCCGTGCTCGACGACGCCGCGCCCCCCTCAACGGGCTTGGGCTCCGGCTCTGCGTGCTGCGGGGCTGTGGCTGTCGCCGACGGGAGCCCCCCTGGAATTTCGGTGATGACGGCAGGCGCCTTCTTTGAGGCCGCCCGCTTGGCGGTGGAAGTGGTGACGCTCTTGGCCATGGTGCCTCTCGGAGTTTGCCGGGCCGGCGCTGACGCCGGCTTGGGAAACTCCGCCCCGGCACAGGGCCGGGACGGAGGAAGTGACGACGGGGCCCACCCGTCGTCAGGCGAGCCAGGGAACAACCAGCAGCTCGGCGGTGCCGGCCCACTTGTTGCTTTCGCCGCCGTTGACCAGTTGGGACTGCAGCAGGGCGCGGCCGGCGCCTTCCAGGCTGGGCGGAACAACGAGAAGGTTGGGCATCAGGCCGAGAGGCCGCCCATGGTCGCCCTTCATGCCGCTGATGGCACCACGCGCGGTCTCGTAGTGCGTGGCGTCCAACGTCTGCTTGGAACCCCAGGCAAACTGCCAGAAGCCGAAGCCGACGTTCATACGGGCGTCGGCGCCGTAGACGAATTCGTTGTTGTTGAAGACGTTGTCGTCGTCCGGATTGTCCTTGGCGACGAACTGGAAGTCCTTGCGCCGCTGCAGGATGATCGGCTTGAGTGGCCGATTGGTGCAAAGCAGGAACCAGGGCGTGCTGGAACCTCCATCTGTGTTGGCCACCGAGGTCTCGTTACCGTCCTTGTCCAGTACCGGGTGATCGGTGTCGAAGAAGTTCTGCCCGTCATAACAGACGGTCGAGAAGCCATCCTTCAGCAGGCCAAACACCAGCTCGTCGGGAAGCGACTGGGTCGACATGCCCATTTCCTCGAACATCGGCCCGTAGATGCCAAGGTTGTCGGTCTCGATGTCGTCACGATCGACGGCCTGGGTCAGTTCCCACTTCTTCTCCTTGATGGAGTAGTCGTGCTGTTCCATTGAGCGGACGAGGCGGGGCCCGATCCATTCCCTAACCTTCGCGATCTTGCCGAGCCAGCCGTACTTCTGTTCCTTCTGGCTGGCAGGCACGATGGTTGAGACGCGCGGATACTGCGACGGGGCCTGGCCGAGACCACGCTGGTAGGCGGCCGAATAGCCGACGCGCAGGCTGTTGAGATTGGCGGCATTGACTTCCATGGGAATCCCCTGGGCGTGGTTGGGTGAGGCGGCGCCGGCGGCGCCGTCAGATGATGGAGATCTCGAAGGTGACGACGGCGGCCGAGGCCGTGGCGTTGGTGCCGCCCACGGTGACGGACAGGCCGTCGCCGGCGGCGACCACGTTGGCGGCCGAGGGCGTGGCGCTGTCGACGTCGCCGGCGGCCGAGCCTGCCTGCGTGATGGTGATGACGCCGTCGGTCACAGCCGTCGCGCCGATCTTGGCCGTCAGCGTGGCGTCGCCCGTCGTCAGGGCACCTTCGATCACCGACCAGATCTTGGTGATGCGGCCGGCCACCGGGGCAACAACCCGGTAGACGTTGGTCCCGACCAGGGTAGCGACGCGGGTGGTGACGTAGACCTTGCCGTTCTTGATGACGGCGCCGATATCGTCCTCGCAGAACTCGACCAGGACGCCCTGGTCATCGACGTCCCGGATGAAGCCGGCCAGCGAACGGGTGAAACCGCCCGAGGTCTTGGCGACCGTTTGGTCATCGACGACGTAGGCGAGATTGCCGATGTCGGCGATCGTGATCTCGTCGGTGGAGGCCGAGTTGGCGAACCGGTAGCACCCCTCGCGAACGTTGACGCGAAGGTCGCCGGCGTCGCCGTCGGAGTTGTCGACGCGGGCCATGGCGACGCCGGCGGCGCGCAGGCCGAGGGCCGCCTGGCCCTTCACCGCGTAGCCCGATGCGTTGCGCATGACGATGCCGCCGGCAAAGATCAGCGCTGAGGCGGCGAGCAGCATGCTCTTGATTTCGCCGGCGGCGCGCGGCGTGTTGCGATCCTTGGTGAGGGCGGTCATCAGCCTTGCTCCTTCTCGCTGGCCTTGGCCTTCAGGAACTCTTCCTTGCTGAGGCCGAGCGCCCGCATGGCGGTGACGTCGCTGTCGCTGAGGTCGGGCTCGCCACCGGTGGGCTTGTTGCCCCTCACCTGTGCCGAGGTCAGCACCGGCGCATTGGACACGAACGCCTTGAAGGCGCTGGTGTCGGCGGTGTGCAGCGAGATTGCCCAGTCGCGCAGCGCCGGCACGATCTTGCCGGCCTTGATGGCCTCGTCGACGTCAGTCTCGGCAGCCGACTTGGCGATGTTGGCCTTCAGCGTGTTGAGGTCGGCCTGCAGGGCGGACACCTGGGCGACCGGCACGAACTTCGTCGGGTCGGGCTCCGTCGGCTTTGCAGCCGCCATGGCCGACGTCATCGCGGCGGTGATGTCGCCGATCGGCGTGCCCTCGGGCTTGCCGACCAGAACAGCCATCGCCGACACGCCGGTCGCGAGAGAATGGGCGGCCGTGAAGACGGCGTCGTCGGTGGCGTCCTCGGGCAGACCGAGGAGCTTCTTCAGCTTCGCAAGCATGGGATCTTGATCCTCTGCGGGTTGAAAGATTTCCGCCGCGTGGGCCGACACCTCGGCCATCTGCAGGTTGGGAACGTTGGTCAGGCTGGCCATGTTCAGGCCCAGCACGTGGCCGTCGGCCGTGTGGAACAGCACCGGCGACAGATAGCGGTACTCCTTGGCGGCGATCGCGGCGGCGGCGTTGGCCGTCCATTCGACGCGGCCATAGAGCCCGTCGTCGCGCGCCTCGATCTCCTTCACCCAGCCGGCAGCCGGTGCCGGCTTGCCGCTTTCGGCCGCCTTCAGCGTCTGGTGTTCGTAGTCGATGACCATCTCGGTGGCGCCGTGGTAGCGGCGGGTCGCCTCGGCGATCCTCTCGATGCGTGCCTTGTTGCCGGCGATGAACGGACCGCGACCGTCGCGACCGGTAAAGGTTCCGGCCGGCATCATCTGCACCCACGGCTGCGCGCTGTCGCCGAGTTCGACGACGAAAGCGGACGCGAGCAGCTTGGAGCGGGTTGAGGCGATGTTCAGCATGGGCCGACCATCCCAAATCGGGCACGGCCGAAACACCCACGCACATGCGTGAGGGGTCACCGGCTGCGTCAGCCGGGGCGATCGCTCATCGCTTCTGGATTAAAACGAGTTTCAAACGGGAAAATTCGTCCGTGGAGCCTCGTCCTGCGTCTGGAGGCTACACCGCTACCCCCGAACCTTGCAATGCCGTCCTGAGGCGAATTTCGCCAATGTGGCTCCGGCGGTCATGGTACCGCGCCCTCGATGGGTGCGAACGTCGAAAGATCGAGCAGCGAAACGCGATCGACCAGCTGGTAGGAGCGCACCGAGAATGCCTGGATCGGCTGGCCGCCCTTCACGGCCTTGCGGGCGTAGACCACCCGGACCGCCAGCAGCCGGCCGGTGCCGAGCCGGCTTGACGCCAGCACGTAGACCAGCGACCCGTCCCGGCGATCGAGCATGACGGCCGTCGGGCGGGTCAGAAGCGACGGCAGGCCGGACAGCAGCTCGGCGACTGCCTGCGGATCGGCCTCGGCTGCCGACGCTTTCGCCATGCTTGTCGCCGTCTGGCGGGTGATGATCACGGCAGCGCTGGCCGGCGCCTTGCCGCGCCGGCCGAGGTCGTCGAGCACTGTGTCCGACACGGCGCCGGCGACCACCACGCCAGGCCGACGCCGATCGGCGGATTGGAACCAGGTCCGGAATGCCTCGGCGTCGGTGGCATCGGCATGGGCTGCCGCCAGTCTGGGCGGCGCGGTCACCAGCTTTTCCGCCCGGCGCAGCATGGCCTCGATTGCCGCCTTGCCGGGGTTGTAGGCCCAACCGGGGTCGATGCCGTCCGGCACTCGGGTCACTTCGCCGGTGCGCGTGTTGACATAGTCGCGGAAAGTGTCCTGCGGCGGCTCGAACTTCAGGATCTCGCCTTCGCGCTTCAGACGATCGACGTCGCGCTGGCTGAGGCTCTGCAGCGTGCAGCGGCACCCCCAGCCGCACGGCGGCGCCCAGGTATCCCAGTAGGGATGGTCGACGGGCAGCACCAGGTTGTGCCGGGCGCGGTGCGCCGGCCGGGTCCGCTCATCCAGGATGGCGACATAGCGCAGGAATGGCCGGCTGGCCTTGTTGCGCTCGAAAGAGGACCAATGGCAGGCGGCGTAGGACACCCTCAAATTGGTTTCGAAGATTGTTTTAAGCCGCTTCAGGCTGCCGAGCTGGACGACGCGCTCCTCGCCGGTCAGCGGGTCGACGGCCAGTTTGCGGCCCCACCACCCCTTGTCGGTCAGCACCGGCCGCAGCGTCCGCGAGAACTCGTCCAGCGTCTTTCCCTCGGCCAGCGCGGCCGTCATCGCCTTGTCGATGTCGGTGAGAATGTCGAAGCCGGCCGACTTGGCGACGCTGAAGGCGTTGGCATGGTCCTTCTCGAACAGGTCCTGCCAGGAAAAGCTCTCGACCGGGTTCTGCCCCCGCCGGCGATAGGCGGCGATCGCCTCGGCCGGCGTCAGGGGCTTGAGCACGACCGCCATGTCAGGCCTCGTCGCTCAGGCGCTGATCGGCTTCTCCGGCGAGGCGCGCGGCGAACATCAGCCGCGCCAGCAGCTCGGTCATCGCTTCGGTACCCATGCCACGGAAATGATCGGCCAGGATCTGCCGCGCCTCCTCGGGCGATCCGGCGGCGGCGATCTTCGCCTCCAGGCCGTCGATCATCGGCGACACCATTTCCTCCCAGCCGTCATCGACGCTCGCGGTCACCGCGTCGTCGATCGCGTCGGTGGGTGGCGCGCTGGCCCGCTGCGCCGACGCCTTGGCGGCCGGCGGTACCGGCGGTTGCTCTGTGTTGTTATCCGTGGTCGGCGGCGGCGACGCTACCCGCAGAATTTCCTCCTCCGGCTTCGGCTCGGTGATGCCGAGCTTGCCATAAAGCGTCGAGACTCCAACCCGAAGGCCGAGCGGCACCATCCTGGCGATGTTGGCGGTCAGCTTGTCGACGTCGACCTCGTCCGGCCGACCGATGTGGATTTTCGGGTAGCGCTTCTGCGGCCCGAAGTTGAGGTCGATCAGCGGGCGCACCAGGTCGCGGTTGAGCGTAGCCGCCAGCTGCTTGGCATCCGATCGCTCGATGTCGTCACGCACGCCGTCGTGAACCTTGCCAACGGCGTAGCCGCCGGCGATCGCGTCGGTGGTGCCAGTCTGGCCAAGCACCAGCTTGCTCACCTGGCGATCGAGCCAATCGGCTCGCTTCTCGTAAAGCTCGTGGCTGCCCTGCACATCGGCCTTGATGAACTCGATCAGCATCGACTCGGGCACGATGGCCGAATAGTCGGTGCCGATGTTGGTCACGGCCTCGAGCAGGATGTCCTTGTCCGCGTCCGACGTGCCCTCGCCATACTTGCCGAGCCGCAGCGGCTGGCCGTATGCCTCGCAGAAGATCGCCCAGTCCTTCGCCGTGAACGCCTTGAACAGGTAGGTCCAGGCCACGGCGCGGGCGATGCCGCCCCGGATCGGTAGGCCGGACTTCACCTTTGCGGTGTGAAAGATCCATTTGTAAGGCTGCAGAGGCAAGTTCATCGCACTGTCGCGCAAATAGGGCGTCTCGCCGTCGACCAGGTCGAACGTGAACCAGGTAGGGTCGCGCCATTTCAGCGCGTCGACAGTCCATTGCCCTTCAGACGTGTCATAGATGATTTCCGTCCCGGAGAACCCCTTGCCCAGCGCGTCCAGCATATCGATCTGCTCGGTCTCGAACTCATCCCGCTCGACCAATTGACGAATGAAGTCGGCATGCTTGAGACCCGGCGCGTCCTCGCTGCCCGGCACGACGGTCGTTTCCAGGCTCGCCACCTGGCGCTTGCGGATCGACAATACGCCCGCGTAGTGAAGATCGCGCTCTTCCATGTCCTCGGCCAGCGCCAGATAGCCTTCCGGATCGCCGAGCACCGCCTGCTTTGTCAGGCGACCGAGACGACCTGGCGTCAAACCGGCTGCCTGGTCATAGGCGCGAGGCCGGCGCACGCTGGCGACCGTAGGTCCGCCCTGTTCCTTCTTGAGTGCCGCCGTGTCGATCGGGCGGCCGTACTGATCGAGCAGCGGCATCAGAATGTTCCTTTCGAACGGCGATAGCGGGAAAGGCGCTGGCGGCCGGAACGTGAATCGGCCGTATCGTCGAGGCTGGCACTGTCCCGCTGCTCGTCGAACTTCGATTGCTTGGTCTCGGTGCGCTGGTAGGAAAATTCCTGCCACGGCCGCTCTGACGCATAGTGTGCCAGCGCCGCCGCAATCGCCGCGTCGCCATGGCGCTTCCGCTTCTTGGCGCTGACCGCCCCTTCGCCACGTTCGGTGGTCCTGATCGCCGAAACGCGCGCCACACCGTCGACCATCTTGACGGTGCCAAAGTCGCCTTGGATGTCCGCATGCCGTGGCAACGACATGCCGACCGCTTCCAGGGTCCGCTTGAGCGGCGGCATGTTGATCCGATACCAGTCGACGCTGAATTTGATCTGCTCGATCCGGCTAAGGCCGAACTTTTGGGCCGTCTTCTCCGCCAGTGAAGCACCGTTGCCGCCGGCGTCCATGGCTCCCTTGACCAGGCGCGGCAGGCGCCGACAGAGCCAGAACATCACCTGTTCCTGCTGGTCGAAGGGGATATTGCGCATCTCCAAAACGAACGGGGTGCGCTTGAACAGCGTGTCCTCGATCTGCACAGGCCAGAATACGCTGAGATCGGCGACGCGGGCGAAGTCCATGCCATAGGCAGTGCGCAGTTTCGGGTTGAGCCGATCCATCAGCGGCGCGACTTCGCGCTCGAGGAACTCGATGGCCGCAGCTCGGCGATATTCCTCGGGCCGAGCGGCAAACTCGGTCGGCATCTCCCAACGGATGACCGGAACGTCCTGCCGCATGCAGTTGGAGATAACACCAGGCAGGATCCACGAGCCGGAGCCTTCCGACGGAATGCAGAACAGCTCTTCGTCGGCCGCCTCGTCATAGTCGCCGATGACGCCGGCGCGCCATTCGGCCTCCTTTTCGACGGTCCACTCTTCGCCCTTGCGCTGACAGATGCGCTGATAGAGGCCACCCTCGAGCGCGTCGTCGAAGTCGATGCGGACCAGGCCGTAGGGTAACCGGCCGGCACGGATGTCCTCGATCTTGCGGTTGAACGGGTTGGCCTGGCCGTCGTGAGTGGAGATGACGACGACCATTCCGCCCCAGATGGTCAGCGCGATCGCCGCCTTCATCAGCTCTTCGAGATCGTCGTGGAAGGCCGCCTCGTCGATGATGACATAGCCGGCCTTGCCGCGCAGCGAGCGCGGCGACGACGGGAGCGCGACCACTTCAAACCCGGATGCAAACCGGATGCGAAAGGCCTTGATCTGGCGGGTTTCCTTGGTCGCCGGATCGTAATCCTCGAACAGCCATTCGCCGGCCTCGATCGCCACCTCGGCAACGAGCTTTGCCCACATGCCGACGACGTCGATGAACTCCCGCGCCATTTCGAGGTTGTAGCCGATGTACCAGACGTCCATGCCGCCGGCCTTGGCTTCGGCCCCGGCGACGAGGGCGGCGTCAAGCGCGAACGCCCAGGTGAGCCCGGTGCGTCGCGATTTTTCGATGAAGGTAACGGAGTACTTGAGGCGCGTCTTGATCGACTGCTTCTGGTAGGGAAGCAGCACGTCCATGACGGGCAGCATCGCCAGCTCGGGCGGCAGGCCGTAAAGCGATTGCCGCCGCAGCTCGACCCACTCCTCCTCGGTGATAGCCCGGCCGACCTTGAAATCCTCGCCATCGGGAAGCGCGCTCATCACATCTCCTTGTCGATGCCGAGTTCAGCCCTGAAGCGCTTGACGATGTCCTTGGACATGCCGGTCTTTCCGCCGGACTTCTCGATCGCGGCTCCTGCCTTTTCGAGCTTGTCGCTCAGCTCTCTGGCAAGCTTCTGCCGCCGCACTGTGGAGAAGCCCTCGGCCTGGACCAACTGCCGCAACGCGCCGGCGGCCGCGAGGGCCTCCTTCGGCGTGAAATTCTTGTCGTTGGCGTTTTCCGCCATTTCGACGATCAACACCTTGATCATCCGCGTCGCCGCCTGGGTCAGGCTATCGGCGCTTTCTCCGGCGGTGTCCTTGTTCACCGCGTCGGCGATCTGCTGCGCCCGGCGCTGGCGGGCCATCAGCTTGGCGAGGCGTAGCGCGTGTCGATTGAACGACGAAAACGCCGGAATGGCGAACTCCAGCTCGCCGCGATGCTCGGCCTGCAGCTGCTGCAGCTTCAGCACGAACTCCGCGTAAATCTCGGTCTGGCTGCGCGGCGTGTTGGCCAGCTCCTGGGCCGCCCAAGCGACAATGCCTTCGCACTCCTCGGGCAGGAGGTCGATCGACGACGGACGCGGGCGCGTGTGCGGGGCCATGGCTTACTCCGGATCGCCGGGGTGCTGCACGCCCGTCAGGTAGCAGCGGCGCTCGACGTGGTCGCGGCCGGCGCGGGTGATGATCGCGCTGGTCTCGGTGCCTTCGTCGCGCGTCTGCACCGCGCCGACCTCGCGCTCCAGCCAAAGCAGCTGATTGCGGATGTAGTCGCGTGATTTGCGATAGTTGAAGCACTCCAGGCGCTTCTGGAGCAGGAACGTATTGGTCGACCCTTCAAGCTTCGGGTCGGCCAGATCCTTCAGGATGATCAGGCGGATGTTTTCATCCACCCAGCGCTTGTAGTCTTCCATGGTCGGTTCCTCAGTTCGCCCGATTGAGCAGGAATTCCTCGACCCGGCGCGTCGTCCGTTCCGTGGCCTCGGCCGACTTCGCCATGGTGGCGACGTGCCCCTTCAACTCTGTGAGGTCGAGCTGCAGATTATGGACGGCATCCTTGTTGGGCAGATGCTTGACCTCGCCCTCCAGCGTCTGGATGCGCCGGTCATGCTCGATCACCTTTTTTTCCGTCGCCTCGGTGTCGACGGCGAGCGACGCGACCGTCTTTTCGAGGTCCTTCTCGCCCGACGACAGCCAGTTCTTGAGGTGGCCTGCCAAGGCAATGAAAGCGAGCGCGAGCGCCGCGTACTGTGAGATTTCCGCTGGCGTCATTTCGATAGCCTCTCCGCCTCGTAGAACTCCTGGCATTCGATGCAGCGCTTTGCCCAGGGCGCGGCGATGCGGCGCTCCTCGGGGATGGCGTCGCCGCAGTCGATGCAGCTGTCGGTGCCCGGCGCAGCCACGGCCGCAATGGCGGCGTCGATCCGCCTTTGGCGATCGGCTTCCACACGTTCCTCGGCCAGGCGCAGTTTTTCCTCGGCGTTCAAGGGACACCTCCTGCCGCGTCGATCGCGCCGATCGCTGCCGACCTTCGCCTATCGCAGGTGCGGATGATGCCCCGATCGCGAGACCAGAAATCTGTTGCCTCGGCTTGGCTTATGTCGCGATCCGGCAAGGGCGTCGCCTCGCACGGGATGCGCGACTGCGCCGGCGCGGTCACCGTCACGGTCGCCTTGGCCTCCACCTTGGGAAGCTCAGGGACGGTTGAGCAGGCGGACGCGATCGCGGCTAAGGCCGCAATCGTCAGCGCCAGGTAGAGCCGCATTCTGGGCCTCCGTTTCTGCTTGTTGGTCTCTGAACTTGCGATCGGCTTCGGCCAGTTCCGCGTCCTTCTGCATCGCCATCCGAGCCAATGAGGCTGCGGCGGCCGACACCTTGGCATTGGCTTCGGAGATCTGGCCTTGCCAGTAGGCGTCGCGGGCCGTCTTGGCCTCCTGGCGCGCCGTCTCGATCATGCCGTTGAGCTTGGCGATGCCGAGGGTGAAAAGGGCCGCCGCCGCGAGCGCCACGGCGGCTGCGATGAGATACGGCATGGCTTTGCCGGTCGCCCACGCAATCATGCCCCACCTCCCGGCTGGTCTCTTGCCTGGTAAGGGGGCGGTTCGCCGCGCTCATGGCTGGCCGCGAAATCCTTGGAGCCGTAGTGGCGATGGATGCCTAGCGTGCCGCCGATCAGCAGCACCATGGATGGCAGGGCGATCTGCGCGAAGGCGACGGCCTGGTCGGAGCCCCAGACGGCGCCGAAGGCCAGCAGCACGATCACGGCCCAGGCCAGGAAACAGTTCAGCCAGATCGCGCGCTTGGTGGTCGAGTACGCCGGGCGCTGCATGTCAGGCCTCGTTCTGAGAGAGGGGCGAGCCGTCGGGCTGCAGCATGACGCGGATGGCCAGCGGCGGCGTCACGGTCGACGGCCAGCGCATGCCGCCTTCGACCAGGCGCTCCTTGTCGATCCACGTCAGCGAAACCGAGTTGCTCTGGTTGCCGCCCAGCACGCGATAGGCCGTCATCGTCTCGCCGACATAGAGGCCCACGTGCCCGCCGCCCTCGCGGCTGAACACCAGCACGCAGCCGATGCTCGGCACGTTGAGCCGCCGGCCGAACGTCGCCCAGGCCTTGGCCGAAAGCGGGTTGGCGGGCAGCAGCTCGTCGGGCAGCGTCTCGCCCATGATGTGGGCCATGAACAGGCCACACCAGGGAATATCGTCGTTGTTGAAGTATCCGGCGATCCAGCCGCCGAGTGCCTTAGCCCAGCCGATAATCGTCGGGTTCGACGCGGCGCCGGCGATCTCCTTGAGCCCCATGAACCGCCGGGCCTCGCGCAGCCACACCGGCTCCGACGGCGGCGTTACCGGATCGCTGTCAATGGTGCGCAGCGCCAGCACCGTGGCCGTGTCGGCCTTGCCGGTGACGGCCAGGTGCCGCTTTACCTGGAATGCCTTCAGCGCCGCGATCACGCCGCGACCGTGGCTGTCGTCGGCGGCGCCCTTGTAGACGCCATGCGCCGTCAGGCGCTCGATCAGCCACGCGTCGAAGGTCTGGGCAGGCATTTTCGATCCCTCTTGAAATCCGCCGCGAATGGCGCTTTCATCGGGATCAAATTTCCCTCAATCCACGAGTTCCATGCACCCACGGGGGTGAGGGGTACGTGCTTGAGAGGCGGTGACGGTGGGTTAGAAAAGCTCGATCTGCCTGTCGTCAGGCTTTCTTCGTCTGCCGCCAGGCGTCGCTTTGAGGTGCCTTGCGACGGTGGCTACATCGACATGCAGACGGCGGGCAATTTCCTGCTGGTTGACGCCCTGTTGCCACAACACCTGTGAAACATAAGCCTTCGCGAGTGGCACCTTGGTTTGGCCTCTGCCAAAACGCCGGCCGAGCGCCGCTGCCTTGTCGACACCGACAACCTCAACAAGCCGCGAAGAGTGTGGCGTATAGGAAATTTCGACTTCCGAACCACCGAGGGCAAGGAACACGTCGACCGCCCCTTGCTCGCCCAGGACATCCACCCAGGGCTCCGCGTGAGCTGGAGGCCGGATGCGATCACCAGTCACGGCGCGACCTCGATGTTTCGGATGGTAATGGCCGTCGACTGATCGCCTTGGCGATAGACAAGGTGGGCCGTGTAACGGCCAGTCGTCTTGGTGCGATGAAGAGACGACGAGCGGCAGAGTTCACCGGTGCCGATTGCCGCTTCCATCAGGCCGTCGCCGGCGATCAGTTGCTGGGCTATGCCCTGCATCGCCTCCCAGGTCAGGTTGACGCGATAGGATTTTGGCCGACGCTTACCCATTGCTGCCTTCCTCCTTGTTCGTGTCGAGGTCGGGAATGCGAGCAATTCGATTGGCCAATCGCCGGGCCATCTCCTTCGAAATACGTTTCGTCGCACGTCTCCGGCCGGGCTCGTCTTCGAAGTAGACGTAGGCCAGGTGCTGGCCCGAAGCGTCCTCGACGACAAAGCTCTCGGGATGTTCCGCCACGATCCACGGCGCCTTCAGTCGCTCAACCTCAGCCATCTGCTCTCTCCTCGAAAAGATCTGCGGGTCTCGATTCCGCTCCCTCCGCAGCCTTGGCGGCGCGCCGGCGGGCGGCTTCGCCGGGCATGGCGAAGGCTCGATCGCTGAGGCGCGTGAACTGCGTCTCCTGCGTGGGCGGAAACCACTCGTGGATGGTCTGGTCAAATGGGGGGGCTACCCACACGAACCAAGCATAGGCCGTGGCGCTGCTGGCCTCCGGGTCCCACGCACCTTGGATCATGGGAACGCGCTCGGAAAACTGGATTGTCCACGTCGGCCGGCGCTTCTCGAAAATCTCGTAGTATCGAGTGCCGCCCTCCGACCAGTTCGATCGGTTGAGTAGGGCTAAGCTCGGACGAGTGGGAGCGTCGAGTACCTTCTTCGCGAGCTGCTCGGCCAAAGTGAAGGCCGGGTTGGTGATAACCCAATCGACCGCCGGCACCTCCACGGCGGGATCGAGTGCATCCACCACCGGAAAGCCCTTGCCGTAATCGAACACATCGGAACCGGTGACGTGCTGGAAATAGTCGTTCAAGGCGTGGACCATATGCCCTTCGCCACAGCATGGCTCCCAGCAGGAGGAGTGGGCCAACCCGCGCTGTTTAAGGAACGCGCAAAGCGCCCTGGTCGCCCAAGGCGGCGTCGGCCAAAACTCCAAATCACCGGAGCTCGGAAGGCGGGAGTTGACGACGGCGCGATTGATCATACTGCCGTCTCCGCCGCCCTCTTGGCCGCTTCCGCTGCTGCCGCCGGCGCCGCCAGGATGGCCTTGCGATCTTCCTCCGGCAAAGCGATGAACGCGGCGATATCAGCCTCGTTGTCCATCAACCAGTTGAAGGTGCCGATCACTGCCGCCGAATAGGTCTCCATCAGCGTCGCTTCCTCGGCCTTCATCAGGCGGCGCGCGACCCGGTCGTTGTTCACGCGTGTCAGCATGTTGGCCATGAAGTTCACATGACCTCGCCGAGTTTGGAGCGACACGGTGGGCTTGGGTGCGCGGAAGTCAGCCATGGTGGGCCTCCAAGCGTTCTGCGATGATTGCCCGGCTTTCTGGCGTCAGCTCGTAGCCGACTCCCCACCGGTTTAGGATCTCGATGCCGAACGGTCTGAGCTTTTTGCGCATTTTGCAGATGTAAACATCGACGATCTTTTCGTACGCCTCCTCCTTCGCGAGGTCGCGATAGAGGACGGCCATTGCCACGTCGCGGGTCATCAACTCCCGGGTACAGAGTGCCCCAAACACTCGTGCTTCCGATGGTGTCAGCCGCCACTCGACGGGCGGCATAAACTCCAGTCCCAGCGCGCGCTCTAGGAACGCGATCTGCTCACGTAGCCGATCGTTTTCCTCCCGCAGCATGTCGGCGAAATCGTCATCCATTGCGCTTTTTCCTGGTGTTGCGGAACCAGACGATGGCCAGGGCCTTCCAACGCTGAACCTTGTGTGCAGCCGCGAAAACGACCGCCTCCTTCTCGGCTTCCGGTCCCATTCTGCGGATAGCAGCCACCAGCGCGTCGCTTTCCACGTGTCCGACATATTCCTCGCCGTAGAGGATCAACTCGACGGCTTTGATGGCTTCGGCGCTGATCGGAACGAGCTTGGCGGCTACGCAGACATCGAGCACCTTGCGGGCGCCGATCGCATAGCGATGACTCACCAGCTTGCGCAGGGCGGCCACGGCCATGGTCTGGCCTTCCTTGAAGGCTCCATTGGCTGGAACCGCCTTGAGGATGGTGACGCCGGCCCGGTCACATACTTGAGCCACCGTCACCGCGTCCGGATCGCCAGCCGCCACCATGGCAAGGTGCAACTGGGTGGGTGTTACCTGCACGCGGTCTCGGTTGTGGCGCACGAAATCCATTGCCCGGTGCTGTTCTTCTGCAGCGGATGCGACCAGAACCGGAATTAGCTCGATGGTAGGGTGAGACGCGGCCGCGATTGCCGTATGCTGGCCATCGGTTACGTGCAGCCGGCCGTCCACCTCCGCCGCCTTGGGGGGGGTGAATGCCGCCCAATCCCACTCCGCCACGATCCGACGAATGAGCGTGATGCTCCGCTCGGACAGGTTCCGCTGGTACTTCTCATCGATCCAGAGAGTGTTCGGGTGAACCCACCTGATCTCCGGCAACGGATCAGAAATTGCGGCCGGTGTGAGATCGGGTAGCGTTATCGCTTTGATTTGGCGGAGCGGCATGGTCAGGCTCCCTTCTCGTCGCTTTGCACGCCCAACGCCGCGTCGGAGAGGTCGAGCGCTTCGTCGATCGTGAAGGTGCCGATGCGGCGGCCCTCGTGCGACACCGTGTACTTGGTGGAAAGCTCCAGAAGGCAATACGGACGGATGGCCTCCAGCACGCCGGCGGCGGCCTTCAGGGCGATCATGATCTTGTCGTCGGTCTGCATGGTCAGGCTCCCTTCGTCCGATTGATCATCGCCTTCAGCCCTTCGCTCACCTTGTTGGCTTCGGCGGGCGTCAGGAACTCCGGGTCACGTGCTACCTTGGCCGGATCTTCACCGGCCGAGGCTTGCAGCTGGCGGCCAATGAAGGCGCGCAGCGCGTTCTTCGATCTGTCTTTGATGGCGCCGCGCCGGCCGGCATCGGTCCACAGCGCGTAGACCTTGCGGACATAGGGCTTGTCCGACTTCTTGAAGGCGCGGGACGATCCGCCATTGATCTCAATCAGCTCGGCATCGGCCTGCTCGGCGGTGAGCAACTTGGTGCTGGTCACGCTATGGCGGGCTGAGAGCCGATCATGCCAGGCATCGTCGCTGATGCCAGCGGCACGCCTAGCAGTCTGAAGGGCGCGGATCTGCTGGGAGGTCGCGAGCGCAGTCATGACGCGGCTCCGTCGTCGAGCACGGCGTTGACCATGTCATCACGGGCGACAACTTCGATAATGTCGCGGATGAGCCGATCGACGGTGACGGCGCGGCGCGCAGCATGGGACCGCAGCGCCGCATAATCCTGGAAAGGCACGAGAACGGGACGGCCAAGCGTCGGGACGGTGCTTTGCGCGTGAGACGGACGCCTTGCGCGCGCCGCAGAAGCCTCGAGAGCAGTAACTGTCTTCGGCTCGATGCCGATACGGTCGGCGATCACGGCCGTCGATAGGCCGTTCGCACGTAGAGCGGCAATGGCGGCGGTGCGGCTCTCATAACCGAGCGTGATCTTTGGCGCGCCCATCATTCCACCTCGCGAATGACGTTAACGGGCGGAAATTCGACCGATCCTACGCGGATCATGCCTTCTTCGACCGCTTTGCAGAAGACTTCGAAAAAGCGCTCGGCATCCTCCGTTCGTTCAAAGCGGAAATACGCGCTCACGTACGTGTCATCTTCGTAGAAATGGGCGTCGATGTTGCAGGTTGCCGTGTCAGCCATTGCCAGTCTCCTCTTGCATCAGCTGCTCGGTGAGCAGGGCAATCCGTCGGCGGATGCGCAGCTGTCGTTCGGTGCGCATGCGTGGACGGACCAGCGGGATAAGTGCCTCGCGCTCCATCTGGAGGAGGTCCCGCCGCGAGGGCGGCGGATCCTCGGATTCGGGTGGGAGTGAACGAGAGGCGAAGCTCATGAGCCCGGTCCTTCGAGCGGCAGCTTCATATCGGTGGGTCGAAACTCTCCGCACCAGTCGCCTTGGCCAGTCGGCGGCCAGGCCGACTCCCGGTCGCCACCGTCGTAGCGTTCGAACTTGAGGCGTGGCGCGTGGCGTCGACATTCGCCAAACACGGCGCGGCTGGCTTCTTTCCGCTTGCTCTGCAGCGGATCTTCGCGCTGCCAGAAAGCGCAGGTTTCGCAGGTGCTCATAGCGCCCCCTTGCCGACCATGACTCCGAGCCCGAAGGCGATGAAGCCGATGACGAAACCGCCGCTGAGCGCGGCAAACAGGGCGAGGATGATGCCGGCGCCGTCGCCGCGAAGCGGCCGGTCGATGGGCTCGACGTCAGGAGGTAGCTGCATCGGAGCCTCCCACGTTGGCGAGGTCGAGCGAGATCGGGTCCAGCGCGTCGCCGTTCCGCCGATAGAAGCGCACGTAGGTCTTGCTTCCGGTCACACGGACGGCGTTGGAGATCGCCTCCATCGCCTTGGTCCAGTCCTCATCCTGGATGGCGAGGCGGCGCAGGCCGAGCACCTTGTCGGTGCTGATTTTGCCCTGCCGGTCGGTTTGGAAGGCGTCGAACACGAGCGTGCGCAGATTGTCGTTGGCGCCCTCGCTCCACCGCGTCACGCACTGGTCGATCAGCGCCTTAGCGGCCTGCAGCTCCGGCCCGAACGTGATCGACTTGGCGACGGCTACCTGCACCTGCAATGAGCCGTCGAAGGCCGTCAGTGTCATGTTGCCGCCGGCGCTGCTCTTGGCGCCGTACTCGGCGGCGATCAGGTCACGATAGGCGTAGATCTCCGACAGGGCCTGCGCCCGGAATTTCGCCAGTTCCAGGCTCAGTTCGGCGGCGCGGGCCGCCAGCCGGGTCACCAACTCATCTTCGAGCTTGTGCTCGGGCTTGATGTTGACCTCGGCGACCAGGTTGCCGGCCGCGTTCCGGCGGTATCCGGTGGGAATATCAAGCATGGTTGGCCTCCTTTCGAGGGGCGTTGGAAACGTATTTGAAGGCGGATTGAACTCGTGCCCCGTCCTCCACTTCGGCCCGGTAAGCGGCTTCGAGGTTGGCGACGGCGGAGTTGAGGGCGGCGAACGTCGAAGCCTCGCCCTGGCCGAACCGCGCGGCCTGCGCGGCCCGGTTGGCGGCGACGACGCGGAGGATTGCCTGACCGACGTTGACCGGCAGGCCGGCGGCGTCGATGTCGGGATCGTGCGTCAGTTGGTCGAAGGCCACCGTGTAGACGGCGAATGTCGCGAGCGCCTGGATCTCGTCGATGGTCAGCATCGACGCGCCACGCTTGGTCTTGGCCCGGCCGGCGATCTCCAGTGGGTCGTGGTCGGGCGCGTCGTCCATCTCCAGCAGCGACAACGAATCCCTGGCAGCCATCAATGCCAGGTCGGCCTGGACCAGCTCGGGGATCTTGGTTCCCTTCTCAAGCGCGGCGCGAATCCTGGCCTCGCCCCACATGACGGTCGAATGGTCCCGCCCGCCCATGATCCGGCCGATGACCGGAAAGCTCTGCTCCGGGCAGTGCTTGCGAGCGAGGTAGTAAGCGATCTTGCGCGCATTGGCGTAGACCGGCGCGCGGCGGCGGCCGAGAATGTCGCCGGTGGATACGCCGGTCACTTCCGACACGGTCTTGACAACGGTCATGACGGATAGCCGGGCGGTCATGACACCCCTCCGACGATCTCGACCGGTACCGTGCGCGTGTACTCGTCGGCGCGAAGGGTGATGATCTCGCCCACCGATTTGCGCAGGGTCACCCCTTCCAGGCGCTCGGCGGCCGTCGCGTAGACAGTGAGCAGCGAAACGAGGTGCCGGACACCATCAGGCGTGAACGCCACGCCCGTTTCGCTGTAGGGCGCAAACTGGTCGCGCACCTGGCGCAGGCAGTCGGATAGTTTGTGCTCGATCACGGCTGGTCTCCTTCGGTCGTGGCGTTCGGGCAGCCATTGCGGCAGGCGTGATAGAGACGCACCGACGATGGCGAGGCGGTTGAGAGCGGCGTCCGCTGGTGCTTGATGCAGGCCTCGCGGCCGATAGCCTGATGCAGCGCGGGACAGGTCACCGTGACGCCCATCAGGGCGCCACGCACCGCCTCGCGAACCCGGTCGACCTTGGCGTTGTAGGTGCCAGACAGCACCTGGGAGAGCGTGGAGGCCGATACCCCGATCCGCTGCGCCAAGGCATTGAGGCCGACGCGCTTTGCCTCCTCGGCAAGCACAAGCATCCAGTCTTCCGGTTCTGCGACGCGAGCGCGAAGCGCGGCCACAAAATCCGTCTTCGACCGGCCTGGAATGGGGCCGCGGTTCATGATTGATCTCCGATCGGGTAGCTGATGCCGGTGTTGCGATCGTAAATCTCGCCAGCGCGGGCCTTGTAGACCGGCGCCGCCGGGCCGCTATTGCGGACGAGTAGCCAGCGGCAGACGCCGTTTGACGTCGGGGCGCTGCCGGCCTCGGCCCTGAGGCGCGCAAGAAAGCCGGTCTTTTCCAGGGCGCCGACATAGCGCTGCGCGTTGTCGCGCGTGGCGCCGGCCAGCGTCTCCAGGTCGGCGATCCGGACCTTGTTGAGGGTCCGCATGGTCGTCCACATCCTGTCACGCACCGTCTGGCGGCGCGGCCGGCGCGGCTCCGCCTGCGTCAGCGGTCCGGTCGGTCCGCTGGTGATGATCTCGCCGGCGGCGTCGGCCTTTCGGCCGGCCTCCGACAACTCGAAGCAGCCGCGCTCGCGCCGCACGATCCAGCCGCGCGACACAAGGGCGCAGCAGGCCTTGGCGATATCGCGGCCTTCGAGGCCCGTCAGTTCCGCCAGCGCGGCCGTCGTCAGGCAGGCGCCGCCTTTCAGCGCCTCCACCACCGGCATCTGGCGTGGGGACTTTTCGGCCATCTCAGCCTCGCACGATGAAGGCGTGGCTGGTCGAGCGCTGCACGAGCAGCTGCTGGCCGGCCATGTCGGCGATCGTCACTGGATGGTCGAGCCGCTTGCCCGCGCGCTCGATCGAGGCAAGGCCGGTCAGCACTTCGCGGGCGTAGCCCTCTGCCTTGTCGTGCAGCAGCTGCAGCAGGTCGGCATCGACGGCAACTTCGCCGCGCTGTTCGACCAGAAGGCGCGTATCGGCCAAGGTCAGCGGCTTGAACTCGACGTGGGATTCGACGCGGCTGGCGATCTGCGGAAATCGCTTCACGCCGGCTGAGATGCGGCCCATGCCGATCAGCAGGATGGGCACCTCCACCAGGTCGGAAATGTCGCGCAGCGTCTCCATCAGGGCGGACGAGGTCACGACGTGGTCGGCCTCATCGACGATGATGGCGAACGGCTTCTCCTCCGCCGCAGCGATGGCCGAGCGCTTGCCCATGGCCTCGATCGTCTGCTGGAAGATCTTCTCGTAGGAATGCGCCGGCGCCGTCTGCACGGTTTCGAGCAGCTGGCGCAGCATCCAGCTCGGCCGCCATTCGCGCTTGGCGCGAACGAACGGCAACTGATTGGAGATGGCGAACCATTGGGCGGTGCTGGTCTTGCCGTATCCGGGCTTGCCGTCGACGATGACGAAACAGTTCTCGGCTGCACCGCGCCGCTCGACGACTTCGTATCCGGTCATGAAGGCGGCCACGTTCGACAGCCGCACGAATGTATTTTTCACGATTGGGCCTCTTGCTTGGACTTGATGAGTGTGGAGAGCGCCTCCACGTCGACGCCGGCGACGGAACAAAGCTCGCGGAAAGTCCAGGACCGGATGCGTTCGCCCATCAGGCTCCGATCGCGATCGGTGACGGCGCCAGGGTTGGCGAGCAGCCAGGCCGCCATGTCCTGGTCGGTCTTGAAGGCGGGGCGCGTGCCGGCCGGTACCGGGCGCGGCGTGAAGGCGATGACCTCGGCCGGCTCCGGGAGCGCGGCGAGCGGTTCGTCGGCGGGCATCGCCGGCGCCTCGCCGGTCGCGGCGGTCAGCGCGGCGGCGATTTCCGGCGTCACGTGTTCCACCGTGCGTGTCGGCAGATGGACGATATCGGCGCTGCCCTTGGCGCGGAGCTGGCGCTCCTTTTCGTTGAGATAGCGCTCGATCATCGGGGCGCCGGAGGTCAGCTGGCGCACCTCGGTGCGGATCGGATCGGTCCTGTCCTTCAAGAGCGCGGCGCGCTGTTGCTTGACCATCCGGGTGTATTCTGCCGGGTCGATGCCGCGAAGCTCGGGGCAGACCGCCAGCTCGACGAAGGCGCCCGTCGACTCGTCGAACAGGTAGACGACGCCGAGGTCGTTGGGATCGAGGCGCACGAACACGCGGTCGCCGGGGAAGGCCTTGATGGTCTGGAAGTAGAACTCGCCGATCTGGACGCCGAACTTGGTGACCTTGCGATAGCCGCCGGAGGCGACCGGCATCAGCAGCACGTCGAGGGCGCGCTCGTCGACCGTCCGGATGACTACGCCGGACTGGCGGGCGGCTTCGGCCGGCGTCATGCCCTTCAGTCCGGCATGCGGCGTCTGCTCGTAGACCACCTCTATCCAGCGGTCGGCCGCCTTCTGAATGTCGGCGATCGTATAGCGAGCGCCGAACAACTCGGCCGTTTCAATGCCCAGACGCTGGGCGAAGTTCTTCCGATCCTCCAGGCGCTTCCGTTCGGCGACGTTGTGGCCGGCGTAACCGGGGAGCAGCTCGGCAAAGCTTCCCTGCATGGTGCCGATGGCGCGCTCCACATGGCCCTTCTGCTCGGGGCTGTAGGCGTCGGAATACTTGAGCTCGATCTCCAGCGCGGCGGCCAGCCGTTTGGTATCCTCGGCCGCGAAGTCGCTGCCGTTGTCGGTCTTGATCTCCTTGGGAACGCCCCAGGCGAGCAAGGCCTTGCGCAACAGCATCGCCACGGCCGCAGCGCGCGGCGTCGTCGACACGTAGATGACCATGCGGCGCGGACCGACGTCGATACAGACGTAGACGGTCGGCCTGGAAACCTCGGTATCGAATGCGTCGAGCGGCGACGAGTCGATCATCCACAATTGGTTCGGCGCGGTGATGTGCCGGAGAGTGCCGACACCGCTTGGTGCCATGGTCGACCGGTAGCGATCGGGATCGGATAGCTTTGCAAGCGCCACGGCTTCCGTCGTGCGCCAGACCTTGACCTGGTTCTGAATGGTCCGCACTGGCGGGATGGCGCGCACCGTGCCGTCGGCGGCGATCAGCGACCCGCCCAGCTCGTCGGAGAGCAGCGTCTGGATGCGCTCGGCCTTGATGCCCGGCTGGTGGGCGATCAGCCCCAGGATGAAGGCCTTGGCGCGCCCGTCATTGGCCGTTTCGAGAATGCCCTTGCCCTTGCGGGCGAGGCCGCGATCGACGCCGAGCGCCTTGCCCTCGCGGGCATCCGCCAGCCACCGAAACAGCGTTCGGGCACTGACCTTGGGCACCTCTTCGCGCACCCAATCTTCGACACGAACCTGACCGCAGTTGTAGGCGAACTCGAATGAGCGATAGCCGCCCTTTTTCGTCAGGTTGATGCCGGCCGCGTAAAGCTCGCAGGCCGTCAGGATCGCCATGCGCGCCGCCTGGGCGGTCCTGGCCCGATCCGTCTCCGGTATCGGCAACTCCTGGCGTGGCCGCACGGGTTCCACCGAACCGACCGACATGGTGCGCCGGTGGTAATCGGCCCAAGCGAGGGTCGGGATCAGCCCAAGATGGTATTCCATCCCGCCACCACGACCGGCGCGCCGTCTGCAGCGGAACGGATCGTCATTCCAGCCGTTCCGTTCGGCATACTCGATCACGCCTTTGCGGGTGCTTGGAAGATCGCGAAGCTGCATGTTCGCCAGTTCGCTGGCGGAGAACCATTCCTGGGCGAGTGGGCGCGGTTGAGCGGTCATTTCCCGGCCCTCCAGGCGGCGTCCGCCGCATCGATCTCGCGCTGCAGGGCGGCCTGCCGATCCTTGGCGACCTCGCGCCGGATCAGTGGCTCATACTTGGCAGGCACCACCACCAGCTTCGCCGTCTCGAGCAGCATGTTGAGCGGCCGTGGATCGCCGGTCACCGCCACCAGGGCCGCCAGCCGGAGCGCGCTGATCACGTGCTCCTTGGCCTGGCTGGCGTAGGCATCGAGCATGTTCTTGCTCATCGTCTCGTCCTGCAGGAGGTCTTTCATCGCCGTGGCGACCTGGGAGCGTGTCATGCCGCAGTCTTCGAGGGTTTGGGCCACGGCTTTCGACAGTCGACCGGCCAGATCGAAGGCGCGCACCGAATCCTCGGCGTACCGCTCGACGACGGGCGCCGGCTTGTAATCGCTGAACAGATCCGGGGTGCCCGGAGCGGGCCGGCGCTTCGGCATGGTCAGGCGGCCTTCTTGCCCGGCTTGTCAGTCTGGCGCGCCATCCAGGCCATGATCTTCGGCGCCATGGCGTCGAACACGCGGTCGAGTTGGGTGTCGCTCATTCTCAGCAGGCTGGCGCTGGTCTTTTCCCAAAGCTCGAGCTGCTTGGGCGCCGGCACGCGATCAATGATGGCGATCGCCTCGTCGACGTTGGCCGCGTTGGGCGGGTCGGACATCAACAGGCCGACGATCTTCTCTTGCCGTTGGGCAGTCTCACCGCTGAGCTTGAGCAGCTCGCTGGCGTTGTCGGCGATCGGATGGGCGGAGATCTTGAGCCGCACTGCCTCTGAAATGCCCTTGGCAATCTTCAGGCTGCGGCCGATCGAATCCTCGGAAACACCAAGAACCTTGCTGGCGGCGAGGCTGAAACGCTCGGCGAACGACCTATTCCGCAAATCTGCGGAATTGGTTTCGTCTGCGGATTTGGTCTTGCTTCGCCGGTCGCCGCCGCGCCGATCGACGGCATTCGCCGCCTCATAGATTTCTTTCCAGGCCACCAGGTGGATGGCTCGATCGAGCGCCGTCAGCTCGTAGCGCAGGAGGTTCTCGCGCACCTCGCGCAGACGGATTTCCGCCTCGTCCGCGAACTCGGTTCGGTCGAAAACCTTGGCTTCGATCTCGACGAGGCCGGCCAACATGGCCGCCTCTGTCCGATGTCCGCCCGATATCAGCCGATAGCCCTTGTCCAAGGCCACCACTTCGATCGGCGACCACTGCGCCCCCCCGGCTTCGCGCGCCTCGTCGGCCAGCGCCTGTGCCCAGTCCGGATTGATCGCGCGGAGCCGCTTGCTGCGGTCGATATCGGCGATCCTGATGGCTTGAACTTGCATTTCCACCCTCTTCAAACACGCTTCGAACTGGCGTTCGGGGGACCGGCCGTGGCAGACGCCAAGGTCGGAATCCAGAGCGTCAGCGGGCGTCCTTGATCCAGAGACGAGGATCGAAGGGCGACTGGATGGCCGTGATCTGCATGGTCGAACGGGCGAGCGGCACGACGCGCTGTTGGAGATTGTCGAGCACGTACAGCCCGGCTGTCGTGGTCACGATCAGAACGGCGTGGCTGTCGCCTGCCGCCGTCATCCCCACCGCCATCCGCGCATAAGCCGACCCGACGCCGTAGCGGAGAAGCAGATCGCGCTTGGCGAGCGCGTAATCCTCGCAGTCGCCCTTCAGGCCGCCCACCTTCCACACGTCGGCGCCATTGGCCTCGGCCTGGGGCCGCATGCGATCGTTGATGAGGCGGTTCACGGCGTCGACTTCGCCCAGGTCGGGCATCGTGCCGGTGACAGGGCGACACTGCGCCGGATCATCGCTGCAGAGCCGGTACCAACCGGTCGGCGCGACGGTATACATGGCCGCCGTCAAACCGGCGATCAGGGCCAAGGAAGCGCTCATGTTTGTCTCCTGAAAAGGGCCGCCAGACCGGAGATGGTCCGGCGGCCAGGCTTGGGAGGAATGCTGCCGGAGCCCCGGCAACTCACCACTTCCGCAGGTGACGCGACCCTCCTACAATCGAGCTGCTCAACTCTCGTTTGGAGGAGAATGGAATGAGCGATACGAGCACTGAGAAACTTGAGAAGCTGGAGGCCCGCGTAGCCTCTCTGGAGAAGGAGGTTGCCACCCTGAAAACGGCATCCTCCGGTACGCGAAGGGCGGCGGCTTCGGCCAAGAGGACGGCCGAAGCCCTCGTTCCCAAAAATCCTATTCTGAGGTGACGATGGCCGCGGCCAAAGCCTCCGGCATCATTGTCGTGATTTGAAAGTAGAGTACCGCGGCGGTGTCATCCGGCATCGCCGTGGCATCCGCGCCGAGAAGCTTCAGGCAATAGCGGCCGGCATCGGCTTGCGCCCTGATGTCTTCACCATCCTGCTCTTCCGGGTGGCCGGTGCGGCACATCAACTCGATGCGGATGGCTTCCTGCAGCGCGTCGTTGATGTCGGCGACATAGCCGTCGATCGTTTTGGCGTAAGCACTGAGTGACCTGCTGGCCCGGATTGCTTCCATGGAAAGCGACAT